ATGAAGCAGGGGAAAGCTACCGCTGTGCCCGTAATGCTTTCGAGAAGGCCAAAAATGAATATCAGGAAGAACTCCGTAATTGTAGAAAGCTTCGCAATGAGGCAGGATTTCGCAGAGACAAGGCGAAGGTCGAGGAGACTAATCTTTGGACACTCAACAACAATACCATCCAGAGCGACCGCCACAAAATCTTTGAGAGATACCGAGAAGCGGGGGGGTACTTTCGGGAGCAGAAGAAGGACTCCTGCACCCAGGCTGGACCAAAGACAAGAAAGGAGGAGTGAGTGATGAAAAAGAATAGAAACAGCAGAAGACGCACAGCAAAGCTGACAGCCAAGGATATCATCAGGTGCAAGTTCTTCGTTACTGAAGGCAGGAAGATGAACGCCCATAAGGTGGAACTCAAATTTCAGAGAGACAACAACGTTGTCGCATCAGCTGCTTTCATCGATGATGCGCCACACAAGCAGACTATTATCCGATGGTATGATCATCGCTATTATGCTCTTCGGTATGGAGCTAAAGAGGCTAAGCCGTACAAGATGACTCTAGCCATGTGGAAAACCATAAACAACGATTAGACATGAATGAGAATAATGCTACCGATCTGCGCATGACAACGGAAGTATGGAATGCGCTCGTGGATATGATGAACGTTGACCAACTCAACAACTTCATCGAGAACCTCAACTACATACAGGACAAACTTGTATCAGACGAGGTAGTAACCAACAGCGTGGACGATTTCGGAGATCCCGGCAAGGTGCTGCTCATGCTCAACGCCTTCAAGCGTATGAGCGACCTCTTCCAGACCATCAACGTAGCCCTGGAGGCCAAAGGAGGTAAGGTATGAAAAAACGACCGATAGGCTTTGCTGCCTACGACAATGAGCAAAAGCCACAGCCGCAGGAGCGAGAGTCAAAGATTGACTATTTGACAATAGCCCTTGATGCCTACTTAGAAGGCAGTGGTCCATGTGATGATCAAAATGATCAGCACGTTGACTTCCTCTCTTCCAAGGATATACAGGATGCCATCAAAGAGATGGTCTTTGCCTCTATCTCTACCATCACAGAATACATGGTAGAGCATGGCTATAAGATGATGCAGATTGAGGGTGGTAGGCTCGTCTGGATAATCAAGGATACCATGTCTGAATAACAAGAAATACAGTCATTTTTTTCTATATTGACTACTTTTCTACCAGAAAGTAGATAACATACGAGGTCGTCGTGATGACGGTCTCGTATTTTTATTTTCTCCCCTACCTTGTTATCTTTGCACGAAAAAAAAGATAAGACATGATAAAAGCCACCAAACCAACATCACCACTCTTCACCAGTGAGCTCGACACCTTCTCCTTCTCGATAGGTGGCGACAGCGCAACCGTCACCATCACCTGTGCAGGAGAAGAACTGCTCAGCGAGACATACTACCCCGTCTCCGGCAACATCACCATCTACGATCTCGGCACGCTCATAGCCGATGCGGTGCGCCCGACTGTGATTGCCACATTCTCAATCTCCATCACCGAGCACACAGGTGAGACAGAAACTGCCTCATGGTCAAGCGGCAGCATCACCGCCTACTATGCCACCGTTGACATCGATATGTCGGCGGCAACATTCCTCGACCGATACTTCATGTCACTCCTGGATGGCGCTAAACTCACGCGCCTCGGCCATCGAGAATATCTCCATGCAGCTGGCTCAGACAGCACCAAGGCGACCGTCACGGTGCGATACATCAAGAATGCTAATACCGTCAACACCGCCACCTTCACAGCTGATGTCACACCGACACGCACAGTCAATGGCATCACCACATTCGACGTATCACCCGACAGATACCACAACGAGGTATATGGAGATCTCTTCGCTTATACCGTGACCGTGGGCAAGCGCACACAAGAGTTCCAGATAGATCATACCGGCAGCGTGGCAGACCCGGTGCTGCTCTTTACCAACAGCTTCGGATGCCAGGAGACTTTCTACTGTCTCGGCAAAAAAAAGATCTCACCTGAGTTCGAGCGCAAGAGCGCCGTGATCTCAGGCAAGAAAATCAACTATTCTATCAGGGAGACACGCAACTTCGAGGGCGACACCGGCATCCTGCCACCATCGATGACTCACTTCGCCGAAGACCTGCTGCGCTCCGACGAGATCTATCTTTTCAGGGATTACTCACAAGACAAGCAAGTCACCATCACTGAATCCAAGGCAGAGCGCACCAATGAGGCTGACGATATGCCAGAGTTCACCTTCACCTACCAATATGCACAGCGCATCCAAAACGTGATGTTCAAGAATATGGGCGAAGGTCGCATCTTCGATGATTCCTTCGACGACACGTTTAACTAAAGTTTCACCCTTAAAGTTTTCGCATATATGGCTGATACAAGCAAGGCAATACATATCAACGAGCTTCGCCGATCGCTCGATATCTCACGCATCGACCGCTCGCCTGTTGACATCGACTGCTGGAAGGCATCCGACGGATCCATCATCCACTACCGTGGCTGGCTCGTCACGTCCTCTAACTGGCGAGAGGGTACACACCGACTTCGCAACCCCGTCAACAACCAGGTGCGCAAGGTGCGCGACGTTTTCATCTTCAGATACAATAATCACCCAATATACTTATAGCAAATGGACGACAAAAACATAGACATTACCTTCGCCACCATGGGCGATGTGATGAGCTATCAGGCATACAACCCTACAGGCGGTTTCGTAGAGTCTTCTGGCATCTTCGACGATGACGGCATCACTGGCACAATGACCGTCAAGGCGAGTGATGGCAAAGACTACACCTATATCCCCTTCGGCGCTGACAACCTTCTGCCCTACCAGCTCATCAAAAGCATCGGAGAGAGCAGCGTGATGGCACAAAACAAACTTTTCAATGTGCTCACCTGCTACGGCATGGGATTCCAATACAACGACATCAAAACCAAACTGCCAAGCGACGACAAGGATGTCAACCTCTTCAAGATGCACAATTCTCTCAGCCGCTTCTTCCTGGAGCAAATCACCGACATGAAGTACTTTTTCTTCTGTGTCTCGGCTATCATCCTCAACAAGAAGGGCGACCGCATCGTGGCAGTCCGACACAAGGAGGCTTGCTACTGCAGATTCACGCAGAGCAAAAACGGCCGCTCCGAATACGTGCTTTACGCAAATTGGCGCAATGCGCTGGAGCCTGAGAACATAGAGGCTATCCCATTGCTCGACGAGCTCGACCCACTTGGCGACCTGCAGGAGCGCATGGGGCTGAAGGGGCAGAGCGGACAGGTGAAGTCACGGCAAGGCGGCAATGGTCCCCGCACCAAGGCGCGTGTGTTTGCCATCGTGACACGTTTCCCTACTGCCGGATGTCAATACTATCCGGTGCCCTACTACTCCGCCATCTTCAGGGATAAATGGTACGATATTTCCCGACTCATCGCCATCGGCAAGATGTCGAAGCTCAGAAATCATGCTACTATCCCCTACCTCGTGGAAATCCACAACGACTATTGGCGCGGCATCTTCAAGGAGGAGCACATCACCAATCAAGAAGATCAGAAAAAGCGTAAGCTCCAGGAAAAAGAAAAAATCAAGTCCTTCATCTCTGGCATAGAGAACAGCGGCAAACTGTGGGTGGCGGGATATTACACTACCCCAGACGGCAAGGAGGTTAACATGGTCAAGATCACTCGCATCGACACCTCTAAGGACGGAGGCGACTACAGCGACGACATCGCAGAGAGCAACAATATGCAATGTTATGCAGACAATATCCATCCTAACCTCGTGGGTGCTACTCCTGGCAAGAGTCAGACCAACAACTCAGGATCCGACAAGCGAGAGCTCTTCACGCTCAAGCAGTCGATAGAGAAAGCCTTCCATGATCTCATGGAGACTGTCCACTGGGTTATCATCTATTTCAACCACTGGGAGGATAAGGTCTATCCAGACGTGCCGCTCATCATGCTTACCACCCTTGACGAGAACAAGGATGCCAAGAAAGTTTCAAACAACCCAAAATCACAGACAGATGATTGATATTACCGTTGATAGATTTGAGGCAATCCTACCATTCGTAGGCGCAGCCTCTGAGGATGTGTTCAACAAGATGTTGGAATCATTTGATGATACGTATCAAGACCTCGTGACAAATATCATAGGCCAGGATCATGAAAATGATGCAACCATGGTAGGATCACGCCTACTCTTGCAGGTCGAGAGATACGTCATGATAGCCACGTTCCTTGATCGTCTGCACTCGCAAGACATCATCATGACCGACAATGGCTTCGGCGTGGTGAGCAACGACAACATCGCGCCCGCCTCGCAATTCCGTGTCGATGCCCTGGAGCGTGAGTTGACCTACAGACGTGACATGGCAAGACACAACATGATCAATGAGCTTCGCCGTGTCGATGGATGGGCAGAGACAGAGCAAGCACTTGACAATATACGGTCTTTCTTTTGGTCACCGGTCTTGCTGCGCCAATATTATTATATCGACCATAAACCGACATTCGATGACCTCGCATCTTTCAGATCTAACATCGATACTGCAGAGAATTTTCTTCGCAAGCAGCTCTCCGATGACTTGATTGACCAGTTGCTAAGCGAGGAGCGCAAGGCTAAATTCGAGCCAAACCATCGAGCAGCCAAACTCAAAATACTCGATTTCATCGCGTTGTTCCTGCCCCAAAATGGCGATATCACAGACAGACAAGATACCCATGGCTCATTCGAGAGCCTTCTTCGTTTCATAGAAGATCATCTCGATGACTTCACCAAATACAGAGACTCAACCGCCTACAAGGCCAATCACATGCAAGCGTATGAAAACAAAGCTGATGACACAACCTTCTTCTTTGCTGGCTGACGGCAGCCTGCAACTCCACGCTCCTCACTCCTGGAGTGAACTCACACAAGAGCAGCTGCGCTATGTGCTCTTCCTGCTCACACAAGGTTGGAGCGAATGGCAAGTGCGCACCTATCTCTTTGCCCGTTTCTGCGGTATCAAGGTACTCAAGGAGAAAAAAGACGGATGGCTCTGCGAGACTATGCTGGAGAATGGTGAGAAGTTGCGCTTCTTCCTTCAGCTTTGGCAGATACAAAGTTTGTGCGAGGCATTCGACTTCATCTTCGATGGCAAGGGTGCAGACAACAGGCTTGACTTCATTGGTCCATACAAGGCAGTAGATGTAGAGCTGCATGATTTTCCACTCATCAACTATATCGTCTGCGATAACTATTTTCAGCAGTTTCTCAAGTCAGATAAGACGAGCGACAAGCCGCTATGCGAGATGGCGTGCCGGCTATATCTCGATGATCAGGGCAAAGAGCCTGACTCCATCAAATGTGCTCCATCCGAGACCATGGGAGTGTTCTTGTGGTTCATGTGGATAAAAGATAACTTTTCAAAATCTTTTCCACACCTCTTCAAACCTGCGTCTGAAGAAGGCGACTATGATATGACGGAGGCTATGAATGCGCAGATCCGAGCGCTCACAGGTGGTGACATCACCAAGGAAAAACAAATAGAAAAGTCTGATGTGTGGCGTGCGCTCACCGAGTTGGATGCCAAGGCACGTGAGGCTGAGGAGTTAAACGATAAACTGAAAAAATCATGATTAAGACAGAGATAAACACCCCTTCTGTACAGGTGGGCTTTGATGCGTTCTCTTACTTCAGAGATCTCACTAAGCACAATAAGCTTACCTCTGAGTTGGGGTTCATGCCTACCACCTGCAGCAGCCCACTCTCCTTCGAGGGTATGCTGCAAAACATGGCTAAGAGTAAAAACTTTGTGGTCATCGATGACACCAACGAGGGCAACGTGGCCGTCAATGGTGACGGAAGCTACCGCAAGGTCATCACTTATACCGTGTGGATCCTCATGCGCTACAAAGAGTTTGACATGAATGATCGACAGGAGAAGCTCAACACATGCCGCAAGATATTCCGCCAGTTTCTGAGCAAAATCGTCATCGATAAGTACGACTGGCAATTCAAAGAATACACCTACATGCTCAGCGACCAGATAGACAGCCGTGAGATAGGTGCCTATTTCATCAACGGCCTCACAGGCGTTGAGTTTCATCTTGACGTGAGTGAACCTTTAAACCTGGAGTTCAACGATGAAGAATGGAACGAATGACATCAAGCGTCCTGTCTCACAAGCAGACATTTACGCCTATGAGAAGGGATGGGCTGAGGAGATGGTCAACATCTGGAAAGAAAAACTCATGCACTACCGTATCCGGCATACCGGTGCCCTTTTCAACAGTGTGCAAACCACTTCCTTTGGTGGTTCCTCTCGTATGATAGCCCACAAATTCCTGCTCTACGGTCTCTATCAAGAGGCTGGCACAGGCAATGGCTATTACCATGGCAACCCTGGCGACCTTCATTTTCTCGATCCTGAATACCGTGCTAAGCACCATTTGGGCGAGCCTCGTCAGCGCAAACCATGGTTCAATAAAAAATATTATGCCTCTATCATGAAACTCAACGACATGGAGGGCATGTTTTACGGCGAGGAATATTTAGGCCTGATGGCAGACATTTTCAAGCAGATGTTTGACAATAAAATATAAATTAGATTATATGGGCAAAAACGAAATAATAAAAATCCTTGAAGGTATCAGGGATGAGCGGACGAAAGGTGCAAACACAGCAAGGCGTGTTGGCAATAGTCTTCTCTCTATGTTCGACTTTTTATTATCTGCTGACAGAGAAAAGTTATCTTCGTCTTCAGACGATATAGCCCAAGGGATCATTACTTTTGCAAAAGGATTGATCTCTGATAATGTGGCAAGTCTTAAAGGGGGTGCAACATTCGGACCTAACGGCATTTTTCACCTTGACAAGGATGGAAATCTTGTTGTTGATACTATTAAATCTACTGATTTTAGCGAGATTCTTCAGAAAGGCTTTGGCATTGAGAAGTCTTCCGATAAATTCACGATGTATCTTTCAAATCTGGTTGTATGGGGGAAAGCGATATTCAACGATTTGGAAATCCGAAAGCTCTATTCTGTAGGCGGGAATGTATATCTAAGCGGCTCTTCCAGCAAAATACATTACGTCAAAGAGGTGAGAACTGCAGAAAAAAATGGAACTCTTGGAGACTTGATAGGCTGGCAATGTTATATCCTGGCAGATGACGGAACAACGGCTACGCAGAATACCTGGACTAAATATGATCAGGCAAAATGCCAGACTTTTAATATTCAAAGTGGTACATACCGCGGAGTCGAAAACAAATTTTACTGGAGACTGGTAACGGCTGTATCTGCTTCTGCTGAAGTAATCAAAGACGAGGAAGGAAATACTCTTTTCGAGGGGAAGAAATTCTCTTGGATCATCTTGTCTGCTACAGACTGCGAAAGTCCTGAGAATGATGCGCCTGCGGCTGGAGATATCATCGTGCTTGATGGACATAGGATGGTTGCAATAGATTCAGAAGACGCAAAGTATAATGATACAGGAAGGGCTAATGTCATGATGCTCGAGACGACAGGCGCAGGTACCCCTCGCATTGTCGGGTATAGAGGAATTACTGACTTTACTCACGAAGACAAGGAAGTTTTCGTGCTATCTCCCAATGGAACGAAGTTTAAAAGTAGTTTCTTTAAGTGGGTGTCTTCGAGTGGTGAAGCTATGCACATGGTGAACTACAGAGGCGAGTGGCAGAAGGTCTTGAGCTACAGCTATTATGACCAGGTAAGCCACGGAAACGGCGTGTGGCTGTGTACCAACCCCGAGGGCAGCACGAGTGAGCCTATGCCCGGGAGCGCTGACTGGCAGCTTGTGATGAGTGCGCAGAAGGGCGAGAAGGGCGAGGACGGTGTGGCTTATCAGATAATGATAACGAGCGATACGGGCACGGTGATGATTAACGGTTCGGGCGAAATGACGCTGAAGGCAACGCTGCTACGCAATGGCGAGGACATAAGCGACACCGTGAGCAACAGCTCATGGTCGTGGTGGCGACAATCGGCTGATGCAGAAGATGATGCTGTATGGAACACGCTGCATGAGGGGGTTGGCCGGAACTGTCTTATAACACGTGACGACGTAGATAGACAAGCACAATTCGGATGCAGTGTGTGCATATCAGATACAAAGACTATTAATAGTAACATATAATAATATTTTAAAAATCAAACGATTATGGCAAAAGTATTAGCTAATGGTCAGATTACTATCGTTGACCTCAATGACGGCAAGGCCGTGCAGTGTTTCACACAATGCTCTAAGGGCGAGACTCAGATTTACACCCCCGACACGGGTGTGTACACTCCGAACTACTCGGCGAGTGGGCCAAACGTGATAACAGCCCGTGTATATGTGACGGGCAGTGCTACAGACCAGGCTCCGACCGCAGCCTGCAGCGGATGGTCGTGGAAGGTGGACGGTGTGGCTGCCACTCCTGTGAGCGGCAAGTCATACCAGTTAAACCTCGCCAACAACATCAACAAGAACGGCAGCGTGAAGAACATCGAATGGTCGTGCAAATACACAGACCCGGAGACAAAGGCTACGACAACGTGTATCGGCTACAAGACCATTTCGCTGGCTAAGAGTGGCGGTGCGCTTCAGACGGTGCAGATTGAGACTCCCGACGGCAACACGTTCGACTCGACCAACAACAGCAATAAGCTGCGTGCTATAGCCAAGTTCTTCCGTGGCAACGTGCAGGACACCACCATGACATCAATGACTTGGGAGGTGCTGAATATCAGTGCCGGCACATGGGACGCTGTGGCTTCGGGCAACGTGAGCACTTCGGGCGGCGTGAGTACCCTGAACGTGAGCGCCAATGACGTGCTTAACTTCCAGACTTTCCGCTGTACGGTGAAAGACGGTGCAGATACGGCCTGCGCTATCATCACGTTCTTCGATGCGAGCGACCCGTACGTGGTGGAGGTGTATTCGCTGACCGGCGACAAGATAGTGAACGGTGCGCAATCGACGGAGCTTTACGCCCGACTCTGGAAAGACGGCAAGGTAGTGGAGGATGGTGCAGCGGTGAAGGCAGACAGCAACCATGCATCGAACTACATCTACAAATGGACGAAGTACAATGCCAGCGGTGTAGCCACAAACTGGAACGGTACATCAAGTGCAACGAATGCTTCGAACAAGCCTTACGTCACGGTGGCCAACGCTGACGTGGCAGTGAGAGGCACGTTTACTTGTGAGGTGTCTAAATAAGGGCACCTCACCCTTATTTTTATTAACTAAAAAAATGAAAGTGTATGGCAGTATTATTGGCGAGGGGCCAGATAACGATAGCGGCGATAAAGGATGGTGCAGACGGTGCGCAGGGCCCGCAAGGCAAGCCTGGCAAGGATGGTGTAGACGGAGAGGCTGCCGTCTCTATCCTTGTAGAAGATGCTCCACTTATTTTTGACACGAATGATAACGGAATTGTACCTGTTAGCATAGGAAAGGTTGCGAAAGTAAAGGTAATGAAGGGTAACCAGAATATTTCGAATAGATGCAGCAACATTAGCTCAAGGGATGATTTGTGCGTAAATTGCAAATGCGGTGCAATACAGAAGGATGGATATATCGAAGTAAATGTATCAGGCAGTAATATCGCAAAGAACGGCGTAGTTATTGATGGTGTAAATCGAGGAAATGTTTCTGCGACGTCAGGTTATGCGGTTGTGCAATTAACTTACAATGGTGTTACCTATTTTGCGCAAGTTCCTTTCTCTGCCAACGTGGCTAAGTTTACCGGAGTCGTAGCATTCGATAATAAGAGCTACAAGTCGCAATTTGAAGAAGTATCAAAAAGACTTGATGGTGCTGTAACTCAAGACGAGCTGACTCAAGCGAAGTCTGAAATCAAACAAACGGCAAGAGAAATCTCCCTGTCTGTGAGCGAGAAGTCAATAGCAAGGCGCAATCTGCTTGTGGGAAGTGATTTCAGAAAACAAACCAATGACTTCATCATTTCTAATGATGCAAGAATTGAAATGAACAGTGGATATCAAGGTACAAACTGTATCAAAGCCATTGATGTTACAGAAGCAGGAAATGCACACTACGTTGGAGTGTATTGGGATGGTTCACAAGGAGGAAAAAGCGTAAGGATTGAAAAGGGAAAGAAATACATATTATCTTGTTACTTTAAGACAAATGACATCAATGCTAAACTTACTATTGAAGCAATCTATACAGACAAGGTGACAAACGCAAAGCGTATAAAAAGAGCCACCTACATTACTCCTGCGGAATTTGCGCCCAAAAATGTATATGAATGGCAGTTATATACGGCAGTGATTGACACGAAGGATGCAGCATCAGATTATATTGCCTTCAACTTTTGGGAGTATTGCCTAGTGGATAGCGGACAGATTGAAAGCTATATTTGCAGACCAATGGTTGAAGAAGGTAATACGTACAACGGTTGGACATTATCAGATAAAGACTATGATTATGTCGGTGCAAACTTGATTGATAATTCAAGGACGCTTGATGCAGGTGGTAATGTTATTGGGGCGAAGGGTCAGAAGACTCTTGTGGGTGATGCTTATGAGCTGACAGCGAGCGGTAGCGATGATTACAATACATTCTATCGAATAAAAGGCAGTACCTTCAAACTCAATACAGATTATACTATCAGTTTCGAGGTAAGAGGCGATGCAAAGTATATGGGTGTGTATGTCTCTTATCCTATCACAAACACCAAGTTCACTTGCTACAAAGAACCGCAGAATGGTGCAATGACCGAGGTCGGTGATGACGGAAAGACAGTTGGTTATGTTGCTTTGGTTGAATTCAAAGAGCTGTCTAAGCAGCAGAGGGTATGGGGGCATTTCCGATTCAAGGATAGACTTCCTGAAGAACTCTACTTCCAGTTCCCGAAAAATGCCGAGCAGACTGACGTAACGAGCTGGAATGTGACCATCACAAAGCCGAAAATCGAAGTGGGTGCAGTCGTTACTGAATACACCGAGCGTAAGAGTGACCTTGTTGATAAGGCGAGTCTGAAAAAGGCAGGAATCGAGGTAAAGAGCGATGAGGTGCTGCTGTATGGAGATAGAATCCGTGTTGATAATAACGGGCAAACTGCCGCCATGTTCATTGGAGGCAAGCTTAATGCCGACTTTATTGACGCTGATAAAATCGAGGTTAAGCATCTCTGGGCGAAATCAGAGGATGGGACTGTGAAGGTGGGTTATTTCGGCAACACCGAGGAAAGCGCTTGCAAGATAAATGATAACACCTTTGCACCTCTCTTTGTCGGTGGGGTTACGGCTAAGGATTCGCCGTTCTACGTAACGAGTGAGGGAGCGATGCACGCTACGAGCGGATACATCGGTGGATTCACGATACTGAGTAACCAGCTTCATTCAGACGGAAGCGGATATTCGTTCGACATTTATAACGACCGATTGGCATATACCGATAACACTAATCAGCGCACTTTACTCATATCGTCTGATAGTGATGATGGCTTACAGTTGTCGCTTACCGCAGCGGAAGAAAATATGTCTTGTAAGCTGATGGTCGGAAAACAGGATGGTGTTGGAAATGTAATAGGACTATTGACAACAAAGACCAGATATGAAGGAAGATACACTCAGAATGGACTGCGTTTTGGTCGGATTCTTGGTGGACACTACGTTGATGTATGGGTAACAAATGGTAGGTATGGTCATATTATTACGCCTAAAGCAGGAATAGTATGCTATATCAATGAAACTTACGACGAAACAACACTTATTCTAAAAGGTCTCCCTACCAAAAAGCCTACATCTGGAAGCGTGGGAGAAATCTATGTAGAGAATGGTATATTAAAGATGTTCACGGGCAATTTTTAAAACAATATATAATTATGAAATTACAATTAGATGAAGTAATGGTGCAATTGTCTCTTGACAGTGACAAGAAAGTACCGATGGTATTGCGTAAGGAAATCGCAAACGCAATCTATCAGACTGGCAGGCGTGGTCTTGCTGACGTAGCTCTCTCGACCAAGATGTGGAACGGTAGTGATGATACTGACTACACGGACGATGAGGTGAATGCCATCAAAGAGTTTGTTGAAAAGTCATTTGTTCCCGCTGTCATTGTAGCGGTCCAGAAAATAATTGACGAATCAAAGCAATAAGCTTATGAGAAAAATAGTAAAAGGTTATGATTGGCGGCAAGCGCAATACTGATGAATCCCTCTGCTCGACTCGGGTAGAGGGATTCAGTTACTTGTGATCGTCATTGGAAGCATCGTGAATTACTATGTGTTTTTCGTATGATTTTTCGTATTTTTGTTTTGGAATCCGTTCATGTATCTTTGCAGTAACAAAAAAAAAGAATATGCAAAAAAATACAAAAGAATGGATACAATACGGCTCGGCAGTGGTCGTATTGATTTTCGCAATAGTGCTGGTATATATCAGCTATTTCACGTCGAAAACGCAAGATGTGACCGACAACGTGCTCTGGTACTTCGCACAATCACTCATGTACGCTGGCAGCATCTTCGGTGTCGCCATCGCCATCGACGCCAAGTTTGAAAACATCAAAAACAAATTTCTAAATCACAATAGAGATGAGAAAGATTAAACGCATTTTCGTGCATTGCACAGCTGGCTCGCAACGTCAGAGCATCGAGGATCTCAAGGCTGAATTTCGTCTGAAGGGTTGGAAATATCCTGGTTATCATTACGTGGTTGACGAGACTGGCGGCATCCATCAGCTTCTCGCCATAGAGCTGGTCAGCAACGGTGTGCAGGGCTATAACTCCTCTGCCATCAACGTTGCCTACATGGGTGGCATTGACAGCCACGGCAAACCTATCGACAACCGCACTCCAGACCAAAAGGATGCTCTCGTTTTGCTGCTTCATAGACTGAAGCAACAATTCCCTGATGCGCAGATCATGGGGCACCGTGACATTTGGGGCACAGACAGCAAGAAGTGGAAAAAATGGTGCCCTTGTTTCAACGCTATCGACGAATATAAAGACTTATGATCATGAAGGATATTAAAATCACCATCATCAAGGTTCTCTCCGTGCTTTTTGTCATCACCTTGGTTGCCCTTCTGGCAAGTATTGCCGAGAACCGCCAGCTGCAGGGCGATCTCGACCGGCAAACCTCAAATGTGAGTGCGCTCACCTACGATATCAAGTACGACAAACTGAATGATTCTCTACCTGTAGCGCAAAACACCGCACTACAAGCTAAGGTCTCAGAGCTGGAGCAGCTACACCTCACCGACACCAAGCTCATTAAGGACTTGAAGGTTAAACTAAAGGATGTACAAGCGCAACACACTCTGTCTGCCGAGACTGCCGACACAGTCATTATCACCCCGGTTCCTGGTACCGCCGACTCAGTTTTCGCATACAACGACAAATGGCTCTCGCTCCATATCGATATCCCTAAGCGGGAGTGCCAGTATGTAGCCTACGACAGCCTCACCACCATCGTGAGCCGCACTTACAAGCACCGCTTCCTCTGGTGGCGGTGGGGCACCAAGGGCTACGAGGTGCGCATCGTGAGTTTCAACCCTCACGCTCGCATCAAATATTCCAGATACATAGAGGTCGAAAAATGAAAGATTTAACATAAAAAACTTGCTTATTTCAAATATTATTATTAAATTTGCAACAAAGATAATAATAAAGATTGGAATTATGTTTGAGATTTTGATTATATCGGCGATATTGGCTTATGCCACACTCGGCATTGGCCATGCTCTGAGCAAGATGGGAAGTCATTCTTGCTCATCCTCAAGCAACTACGATGATGATCATGAAGAGCCGATTCCGCTTCTTTCTCCTCACAACTCCGTGAGCGAAATCACCGAAAAGGATGGACGCTTTTATATCACCATTGAAAACTCTATTACAGGAGAGAGAAGAACTATAAACAATAGATTCAAAAAATATCTATGTTGGGATGCCCATGATGTGGCATTTGAATTTGCAGTCAACGAACGAGAAAAATATCATACATGCTAAATACGAGACCGTTTGCTTTACGGTCTCGTATTTTTATTATATTATCATTGATTGTATCTTTGCCTTAAATTTAATTTTTAAAGTTTTATGGCAACATCAACCGATACCCACATTAGCAGAGTTATCCTTGACACTAAAGAAGCCAAGGATAGACTGAATGACTTAGAGAATAAACTTAAAGAGCTTAAAAAGGCAAGAGACGAAGCATACGCTAAAGGTGAGTCGACTACGGCTTTGGAAAGACAAATAAAAAGAATAGAAGCCGAAGCAAATAATTATAGGACAACACAAGATAAAGTCAACAAAACTCTTAAGAACCTTTCTTCTGCCTCATACAAAGAACTACAAATTATTGCCAAGGCTCTCAATAAAGAATTGAGAAGTGGTGCCATAAAGCGCAACTCTGATGAATGGAAACGCCTGCAACAACAGCTAAAGAGTGTCAAGCGAGAAATGGCCGCCATCAACAATGAGTCCAAAGAGCATGTTGGCTTGTGGGGTAAGTTCGTCAACGCCCTCAATACTAATTGGGGCGCAGTTTCCCAGATTATCGCAGCATATGCAGGTCTCTCTATGACCTTACGCAAGTGCGCCCAAGCATACGCCGACATGAAAGAGTCAATGGCAGACGTGCGCAAATATACAGGTCAGACCGATGAACAAGTTCACCAGATGAATGAGGACTTTAAGCGCATGGATACTCGTACCGCTCGCAAACAGCTCAACGAGTTGGCAGGCTCTGCAGGTCGCCTTGGTATCACCAGTAAGGAGATGATTGAGGAATTTGTGGATGGTGCAGATAAAATCAACGTAGCTCTCGGCGATGATCTTGGCGAGGGGGCGGTTGATAAGATTGGCAAGTTGGCACAGATGTTTGGCGAGGATAAAACCAAGGGATTGCGCGGCGCAATGCTCGCCACCGGTTCAGCGATTAACGAACTTGCCCAGAACTCATCAGCCAATGCCGGATATATAGTCGATTTCACCGCTGACCTGTCGGGTGTAGGCATTCAGGCAGGCATGACCCAAGCGCAGCTCATGGGTCTCGCCTCTGCCCTTGATCAAAATATGCAAGAGGAGGCAACTTCCGCCACCGTCTTCGCACAGCTCATCACCAAGATGTATCAGGAGCCAGCCAAGTTCGCAAAGATAGCCGGCATTGAGGTGAAGAAGTTTTCTAATCTCATGAAGACCAATGCCAACGAGGGCTTGATGAAGTTCTTGCAAGCCATGAAGTCAAAGGGAGGTTTCGCTGAGATGGCTCCGATGTTCGAGGAAATGCAACTCAATGGTACTCGTGCCGTGGGAGTTCTCTCTGCCGTAGCTTCCCATCTCGACCAAGTGAAGACTGCGCAAGACCTCGCTAACCAATCGTATGCTGCTGGTACCAGCGTGTTAAATGAGTTTAATGTCCAGAACAATACCGTCCAAGCAGACCTCGACAAGGCTAAGAAACGTTTTCAGGACCTTACCATCGAACTCGGTGAGAAACTCATTCCCGTCACCCGATATGCCATATCGACCATGAGCGTAGGCATCCGTGTGTTATCAACTTTGATAACTTTCACGATTACGCATGCCAAAGAGTTGACGGTCCTTGCCACTGCCATTGCCGTTTGCACTACGCTATGGAAAGCGCAGACTGTCATCCTCAAACTCCAAGCTACAAGGTTAGCCGTTGTTACAGCCTTAGAAAAAGGCTATCATGCCACCATTTTGCTGCTGAGGAGTGCGCTGGTTGCCCTGCAGGCCACATGGGCTTTGCTTACAAAAGGCGTGCAAGGCTACATCGCCGTCATGAGAACAGCCAAACTTGCCAGTCTTACCAATCCTTGGGCGGCTCTTGCTACGGTTCTTACAGTTGTCGGTGTCGCAATCTATGGTTGTTTTAAATCCATCAGCAGCTACAACAAGGCTCTGCATGACAACCTTCAATCCGTCAAGGATGCAAAGGCGGTCGCTGAGTCGCAGGCAAATCTGGCTAAGAAAGTATCAGATGCCACACTCGACGAGCGCAACAAAATTGATATGCTCAACAAGGTCATACACTCCAATGTCTATACTGTGGATGAGCGCAGACAGGCTATCGCCAATATGCAAAAGCTCGTGCCAGAATATCACGCCTCTATCTCCAAGGAAGGCAAACTCTACAATGACAACCAAATAGCCATCCAAAACTACATCAGAGAATTGGAAAATGCTGCGATGGCAGAGGCTATCTATGAGCGTAAAGTGGAAATCAACAAGAAAAGACTCGACCTCAAACAAAAGGAGAGTCGCATCAAAGGTTCTCTAAAAGCTGTGTATGCTGAACGCCAAGCTCACCCTGAGCGGTACCAGTCGCAAGTCGTAACTGCTACATATGGTATGGGCGGTACTGTCACTTACGAACGAAATGAAAATTTGATGAAGAGCAACCGACAAAAGCAGATACACCAAAATCGTCTCAAAGAGAATCTAAGCCAACAAAAAACTCTTGATGCCGAGGACAAGTTCTTAGATACCGAGATTAAAAAGAACACCAAGCTCCAACAACAATATAAAAAGGTGGAGAAAAAGAATATGCAAGTGACCGCCAACACAGGGTCCGGCACGCCCATATCTTCCACCCATACCATGACCGAGAAGGAGCGCAAGGCTGCCGAGAAAGCCAAGAAAAAGCAGGAGGCAGAGGCTCGCAAGGCTGCAGCCAAGCGAAAGGCTGATCTCAAAAAGGAACTTGATGATGCCAAAAAATCAAACCAAGCGGAGGAGTTAGAGGCCACTACCCTCTACTCTACTGGGCAGATTCGCCTCGCCGAATACAACGACCGCATGGCGCAGATTAAAGAGCAAGGTCTGCAACAGCGCATGGACATCCTCAAAAAGTATGGCGAGGCTGAGGGCGAGGAATACAAACGATTAAATGCCGAGAAAGAGAAAATCGCAGCCGACTACGAGAAAAAGCAGACATCTGATCTCGAAGCTATCGAGACCAACAGGCAGACCGCCGAAATGAATATCCGTGCCAACTACTATAACAAAAAGTCCGACATCTACCATGACGAAGATGCTCTCAATGAGGCTCTCTTCCTGCTCGATCAGAACTATCTCGACGAGAAACAAGAGCTTTATCTGTCATCATCCGATGAGTACTGGCAAATCGAGAAGGAGCGTGAGCGCAGCCAGCTTCAGCATCAATACGAGCGTCAGGAGCAATACGACAAAACTCTCATGCAGCTCAAACAAGAGTATCTCAAAATGGGAAACGAGGAGCAAATGATGTTAGAACTGAGAGGTCTTGACGAGGTTCACAAGGCAGGTCTTATCAGTGAAGAGGAATATCAACGCATGAAGATGGGCATCGCTAATAAGTACGCATCATACAAGCCTTCAGTCGATGATCAGCGCAAGGATGATGCCAATACTGCCCTCGATACGGCTCGCAAAATGAGTAAGCCGCAAGATGATTATAGCAACATGTCGAGCGACAATATAGGTTCTGTTATCGGTGGCGCTATGTCTGCCGTAAAACAGCAGAAGATGGTCAACGACAATCTGGACAAGCTTCGTGCTGAAGACAAAATCAGCGAGCAAGCCTACCAGGATGCCAAGAAGCAGATGAACAAAGAGACCTACAGCACCATCCTCTCCGTGGCATCCGCAGCCTTCAGTAGCATGTCGGGTATGATGTCAGCTGCGTCCGCCTACTCGCAAGCTTGCTCTGATCTCGAAGTCGCCAAGATAGAGAAAAATTACGATAAACAAATCAATGCCGCCGGCAACAACTCTGCAAAGAAAAAGAAATTGGAGGAGAAGCGAGACAAAGAGATTGCCAAAGCGAAGACAAAAGCAAACAAAAAGGCGATGGTCATGGAACTTGCACAAGCCATGGCCCAAACTGCTACTGGTGCCATCTCCGCCTACTCGTCAACTATGGCTGGAGCTCCATACCCAGCCAACCTGGTGCTCGCTCCAATCTCAGCAGGCATCGCTCTCGCAGCTGGTATGCTACAGGTGGCAACCATTAAAAAGCAACATCAGGCAGAGGCGGCAGGCTACTATGAAGGAGGTTTCACTGGTCCTGGCAGCTGGAAGAAAGAGGCAGGCGTGGTCCATGCCGGCGAGTTCGTAGCTAACCATAACGCAGTCAACAATCCTCAATTGCTTCCTGCCCTGAAACTCATCGATGCTGCGCAGCGTAACAACACCGTCGCCTCTCTCACCGCACAAGACGTGAGCCGTGCCATGGGTGGTGGAGGTGCTGCCGTGGTCGCTCCTGTGGTAAACGTGTCGACAGACAACGAGCAAGTTACTGCAGCCCTCGATGGTGTGAGTGCAACAATCGACCTACTCAACCAGCAGCTCAACGATGGCATACAAGCTGAGGTAGTTATCACGGGGCGCAATGGTTTCGCCAGAAAATGGAAAGATTATAACAAGATGTTAGACAACAAATAGCTTATGATTACATGTATTATCAATGGCATGGCTGCTTATCCTGCAGCCAGCCAATCCATTAAGATAACATACGCCAACCAATACGTCACCGACGATGGCGAATACTCCTATGATATCACCTTCCCGATGTCCATCATGAATAATCGCAGGGTTTTTGAAAATGTCAGCAGATTCGACGTATCAAAGAATACCAAAAGGTATGACGACTGCAAACTGTACGTTAGCGGACGGCTCGTCCTTTCTGGTGTAGGAACTATTATTAGTGTAACAGAGTCGGATATCAAACTGCAGATTGTTGGAGGTAAATCAAGAATTAAATTCAACAGTAAACTTGAAAGCCATTTTATTGACGAAATGAATCTCGGAGAAGCGGTTGCTCCAGGAATTAAAAAGTACTATAAGGAGGGCTGGAATAAGTTCGGTCTTACTATACTTAACAATTCATACCACGTCAACATGACGAATTTGGCAAATAATATTGTCGGAGTTAAAGGAAAATATACTTTCGTGCCAGTATGGGACGAGACAAACGACTGCGCTGCTAATTTCTATTATCCCACAACAAGCAACAGCATGACTGCATTATACAAGGCAGCCGTACAGCCAAATCTAATCTATATCCTTCACAGAGTCCTGGAACTCGAAGGATATAAAATCATAAAAGATGAATACGACGTATATCCGTGGAACACCCTATACATTGCGTCTGCCTTCAAGACCCTGCAGTTCAGTAAATGTCTTCCACACTGGAGCGCATACACCTTTATCGAGGAATTCCGGAAACTATTTAATGCTAGTATCGTCTTTGACGAAATTAAAAAGGAAGTCGGTATATATCAGTCTTCAGAGATATTATCATCTGCTGCAGTAATGTATGAGGCTATAGATGAATACTCTGTTGATTACGACGAAGACGGATCACTGAGTACTACGGAAACGTCAAATCTGGAATATAATCTCGGAGATTCCGCTAACAGAAAAGAGTATGAGGTTATCTCGCAGAAGGTCCTCAAGTCTTTCAAAATCGTAGAATTGGCACCAGAGGCTGATGTTACCGGTTGGACACGCAGATGGTCAGACAAGGAGAAACGAACTACGATCATCAAGCAAGACGGAGTATATAAAATCTACATGAACGATAACGGTAAGGAATCATGGGTAAAATGCGGTTTCTGGTCTCCGCTTGTCAGAGACAAAGATAGCGACTCTTCTATTACCATAAATATCTCTCCTGCAGCAGAAATCATATCGAGGGTTAGAGTCGGTGAGATTATAAAAATGAGTACTTCCTTTAGGGATTCAATAGATAGAGATAGACCTTTCCTGTCCGTGACAAATGATAAAGAAGCTTCTGCCGAAGCATCAAAAGAAGACGAAAACGGAGAAGAATACTACAGCGTGCAGGATGCTATCGATAGCGAATCTGTGCTCGATGAACAAGAGGCAGAGAACGAGTGTATGAGTGTGTTTTTCTATGTCGGATTCTATAACGATCAGTCCGCTAACGACCTTGATTTATACAGTCGTTTCCTTTGGCCAACATTTGTTACGGATCATAATATCAATAGCAACTATCATATTTCTAAGGATATGAATGAGGATGATCTTACTCTATCATTATGCGCAGGCGGGAGATATAGTATTCATAAGTTGCAGAACACGAAAACCATTGATACTCGAAATTGTATAGAAATAAAATTTAGGGCCAATGGAATTCCTGATCCGTCTAACATATACATATTCCGAAATAAAAAATATATATGTGAAAAGATTGAAACGGAAATTAAAGATGATTCCATCGACCCTGTGCACGTAGGCTATTTCTACATGATGGCATAGTTTCAATCGAGGAGACTATAAACTTCCCTTGAAGTGCTTGGTCTCCTCGTTTACTTTCATCTGGTTCTTGATATATCGGTTTGTCACGGATATGTCAGAGTGGCGTGCCTGCTCCTTGGCAACAACGATGCCCTGTGCGTTCGCCAAGTCCCTGATGCCCGTATCCTTCAGGCTGTAAAACTGGTACTCCTTGGGAAATCCCAAGGCTGTGCGCATCTTACCCCATTCTACTCTCAACTGGTTGTATGCCGCACGAGTATCCCCAGGTTTCAAGCTTTTACCGAAGATATAATTCTGGCTTGGATGCTCAAATATCTTCAGCTCAATCATGAGCTTCAGTATCTCATCATTCAAGGCAACAAGTCCATCTTTCCTGTTTTTGCTGATGGAAGAACTGATGAAGACGGTCTGGTCCTTGATGGATACATCGCCAATCTTTATCTGCGTCAACTCATTCGGGCGAATGAATGTGTAATATTCAAAAAGGCAAGCCAAAAGAAAATGTTTATTGTGATCATACAAGTATTCCTTCAGTCTTCTCAGCGCCCCGTCGGAGAGAGGATCTCTGAACTTCTCCGTCTGAGCTATGTTGCGAATGTCGATAGCAGGATTCTCCGTGATATACTTTCTGTCCATCAACCAGGTACCGAAGGATACAAACCAGGAGCGATAGTTATTCCTGGTCGTAGCAGAGACATCTCGATCATACATCAGATGGTCAAGGAAATCGATGACAAAGGATCGGTCTAACTGATAGGCATACTTGATACCCTTACATTCCTCGATAAACGTCTCGAGCATCTTGACACGACTGAGATAGTCGATAGAGGTTTTTTCTTTCATCGACTTTTTGTCAGTCATAGCCTTAACATAATCACGATATCTACCGATGATAATTGGTATTTCCGTGAATTGGCGAGACTTATCAACGTTCACCCAAGGATTCCATCCTGCCGTCAATTTAGCTGTGATATTGTAGATAAGCAAACTGCCCATCATGCGCTTTTTCTGGTCTGTCTTAAACTTGTTAAGCATGTACTTCTTGCGCTTCATTCGTCCCGATACTGGGTCGTGGGCATAAAAGTCAACATACCAGTTGCTCCCCTTGGTATGCATCACTGGAAGCGTGAATCCTAACATTTCACGCGAACTCAAAAAATCAATTTCCTTTGCAGTCATTTTTTTTCATTGCCCGTTTTACTGGTCAATGATATTCAACAATCTAAATCTCGTTACCGTCCTATCTCTAAAACGGCAAATCGGATAAGATGTTGTTTACCAACTTCTTACCCGATATTAGTTGCGGCGGCAGGACTCGAACATGCGACCTCCAGGTTATGAGCCTGGCGAGCTACCAACTGCTCCACACCGCGATATAACATTCATTTCTGAATTGCGAGTGCAAAGGTACTACTTTTTTTTGATCCAACCAAATAAAAATATCAAAATATCAATATTTTAACCGCTTTTAACTTTTTCCTTAATTATATTAGCATAAAATCAGAAATTTCATATAAAACAAGTGATAAAATGATAGAATGGCCTTGAGATAAAAAGAAGATCATAGAAAAAATCCGATCTGCCAGAAGCAAATCGGATCATATCAAAAAACTAATTACTTTTTCAAAAGTTTCATGACTTTCTCAAAATAGCGTTGCGTTCTCTTCACATTATAATGATTACCACCATTCCAAGCGCGAATTGCACGTTCTATACTATTAAGAGGATTGTAAGCTGACTGCAAAAGCAGAAACATTTCCTTAGACTTTGAAATACTAAATCTATCAGATAGTTTATAGCGCTTCTTGCTATTCCTTTTTTTAAGAATATTATTGCATTCAGCAACACAGATAGGAGTAATTTGCATAACTCCCACAGAGGAACCACTTTTTGCGTATCGGTTACCTCCACTCTCAACCTGAATTATCGCCTCCATCACTGGATTCCAATCAAATTCATTAGAGGATGCATTTTCAATTGAATTTGTTTCAGCCGACGCTGAAACTACTTTTAATGTCAGCATAAAAATGCTAACTAATACCATTGTTATTCTCTTCATATTAATTATTTTATGGAACCTGAAAAGCTGAACTACAACATCAGTGATTTCGCGATGACAACTTATGAGAAAAAGAACGGTTGTCAGTCTCAGTTCCGTTAGATACCTTAACGGACAGTTATCTCAAAATATCGAAAAAACTATCCTTATTCTTATCGTTTGCAAAGGTACAAAAAAAAACTCAAATATGCAAGTAATCTATTGATTATCAGCACTATTTTATAATTAAGAAACACTTTTAAACACATTAGATTGACGAATATCAACTAATTCAGGAAAGTTATTAAACCCAGTTGCAGATATAGGAATAAAACAAACTATGAAGTAAAATAAAGATTCATACATAAAAGAATGATATCAAGAAACAGAATAGAAAAGAAAAGAGAGCAAGGAAACAACGTAATCTTAAAGACAAAACACAAAAAGGTGAAAGAAGAAAACTAAACAAATTTTTCATAAAATTTGGAGAAAAATAATCAGTGAGAAAAATCTGCGAAATCTATCCCAGACCGACAGGTCTAAAATCTGCGAAATAAAGAAATGACAGAAAAAAAGAAGAAATGACAGGAAAAAGAAGAAATGACAGGGAAAGAAGAAATGACAGGGAAAGAAGAAAACCAGAGAAAATCCGTGTAAATCCATGAGAAAAATAATGAATGAAAAAAATCTGTGTGAATCCGTGAAATCTGTGGGACTAAAATAATCAATGAAAAAAAATCTGCGTCATCTGCGAAATCTGCGTGACAAAAACAATAGGAGCCCATTTCTGGCGCGAGCCATTGGCCAGCGGCCAAATATCCGCGGAAATCCGTGAGTAATCCGATAAGCAAGATTGCCTTACGATTCATCCGTGAAATCCGATGAAGAAAAACCAGATGAAGAAAAATCCCGATGTAAAAGCCCCCGGAGAAGAATAACCCCAGCGGAGAAGAAAAACAAAAAAGCCTCAGAAATCTTTCGAAATCTGAGGCTCTTCATTGAAAGGAGGCGGCGACCTACTCTCCCGCATTGCATTGCAGTACCATC